TACAAAGACAGTACATATAATCAGATGGAGATTTTGGAGAACTTAGATTATGAATAAAGACCAAAAGCAAGCGGCCGCAGATAGACTAGCAAAAGCTAGGGAAGAAAGATATAAAAAGAATCCACCAAAGTATTCACAGTATTGTCAAGAAGTAGTTGCCTTACCAGATGATCATGACTTTAGTTTAAAGAATGTAAGAGAATGGATTAAGGAAGCTAAGTCTCATAAACAAGCCGAGCACAGATCTCACGTTGCAGGACTTAACGGAGCATTAGCTAGACGAGAAACGTGGAACGCATATATCGGTCAATTAGAAAGCTATTTGAGAACTGGTGCTTATTGTAGTCTTTTTGCTGGAGGCGATATGGATAAGAAGTGTAGCAAGGTATGTGTTGCTATGGCTTATCATGCTAACGGTAAACCTAAAAGAGAATTAGGAGTTTATTATAATGACTACATGCAAGAGTGGACACCTGAATTAGAAAATGAAGAAAGAGTTTCTTATGGCATGGAACCATTGAACTATACTGACAGCGGTAGCATCTTAGTTAACAGAACATCTAAAACTACTAAAAAGAAAACCACCAAGAAAAGAAAACCAATGACTGAAGCTCAGAAAGCAGCTTTTGTTGAGCGTATGCGAAAGGCTCGAGAAAGTAAAGCTAAATAATAATATGGGCGAAGTAATCCAATTCCCTTTCAAAGGGAAACAAAATAAATTCGTAGAAAACGAAGAGCAGCGTAAAGAGAACATTAAGAAGTATCAATTTGAACTCTGTATGAACACTGCAATCGAGCTAACGTACCAAATATTTGATGATGTGCAAGCAAGAGGAATTGATCTTTCTCATAAGCAAAACTTAGACAAAGAAATGTTACTTGTATGCGAGGCTATCAAGTCTTGTCTAATGAAAGCAAGCGACATTGAACATCCATTGCAAAAGTTTACCGGTCAAATCATAAACGACCAAGACAGCAATATCTTTGTTGCACATTGGAAAGATTATTTGAATCGACCTGTTGACTAATAATACATAATAAAGTATAATGTAGCTTTGATTTGGAGATAGATTATGATATTGGTTGACCTTAATCAGGTAATGATCAGCAACTTAATGGCACAGATCCACGGTCGTGGTGATACAGATGTCAGCGAAGACTTACTCCGTCATATGGTACTTAATTCTCTTAGAGCTAATAGAGTTAAGTTTACTAATAAGTATGGCGAGCTAGTTATATGTTGTGATGATACTAATAATTGGAGAAAGAAACTTTTTCCTTATTACAAAGCACATCGTAAGAAAGCTAGAGATACTTCTGATTATGATTGGCCCCATATCTTCAATTGTCTTAATAACGTCAGAGATGAGTTAAAAGAATTTTTCCCTTACAAGGTTATTCAAGTCGATACATCAGAAGCCGATGATATAATTGGTATTCTATGTCACGAATTTGGAAAGCAGCTTGGAGAAGGAGAACCAATTTTGATACTCTCTGGCGATAAAGACTTCGTCCAACTTCAAAAGTTTGTTAATGTAGATCAATATGATCCAGTAAGAAAGAGAAAGGTTCAATCAAAGACACCTGAGGATTATCTTATAGAACATATTGCTAAAGGTGATAGGGGTGATGGTATTCCTAACTGTTTATCTAAAGATGACGTATTCGTTTCTGGTGGTAGACAAAAACCTATGAGAGCAACTACATTAGCAAAAATTAAAGAGGCTGTAGAAAAAGCAGAGAACGATTTAGACCTTTGGCAATATGAATGGTTCCAAGCGTTTGATCGTAACAGAGCTTTGATTGATTTACAGTACACACCTGTTGAGATTAGAGATGAGGTTATGAACCAATTCAACAATCAAAACAAGGATAGAGGTAAACTGTTTAACTACTTTGTAAAAAAGAAGCTAAATAACCTCGTAGAAAATATAAGTGAGTTTTAATATGAAAAAAGGAATAGGCGAAATAATTAAAGAAGTCAAAGAAGCAAAATCAGTTGGCGAGAAAATTAGAATCCTGCAAAGGGAAGATAATAGAGAACTAAGAGGACTCTTAGAGCTTACATACGACAGCAGATTGACTTGGGCATTGCCTGAAGGCAACCCTCCTTACAAACCACTAGACAAGTCATTTGATAATCAAGGAATGTTTTATTCTGAGATGAGAAGAATGTATATCTTCTTAGAAGGTAAGTCTAATGTTAGTAAGGCAAGAAGAGAACAATTGTTCATTGAAATACTTGAACAGTTGGATCCAGATGATGCAGCAGTTCTTATAGAAGCTAAAGATAGAAAAATCAAAGGCGTCTCTAAGAATGTAGTTAAGCAAGCATACGATGACTTTTTAACAGACCCAGCTAATCAGTAATGCCAATATACGAATTCGTAGACACTGAAACCGGTGAGGAATTTGAATTGTTCCTTAAAATCTCTGAGCGTGAAGAGTTCTTAAAAGACAATCCTACTGTAAAAGGTAAGATGAGCGCTCCTATGATTGTTGGTGGTGTTGATGGTTTACGTAAAGTTGATGATGGGTTCAAAGAAGTGTTACAAAAGATAGGTGAGCAAAATCCTCAGTCTAACTTTGGTAAAGAAATAAATTCAGCTAAGTCTGGAAAACAAGGACAGGTAAACAAAGCTGTCGAAAAGTGGCAAAATAAAGCCGCAAAGGATAAAAAGGTATACAAATGATAGAATGCACACGTGATAACTTACTCGTTGCTGAACTAAAAGGCAAAGAGAAAAAAGAAAAGACAACTGATGGTGGTATTATATTATCTGCAGATGTGGATGATAGTAAACCTGCTCCGCCTCCTGGTTTAGTAATTAATGTTGGACCAGATGTAAAGTATATCAATTCAAACGATATAGTGTTTGTTGATTGGTCTAAAGGAATAGTAGTAGACGTTGATGATGATAGACAAGGTGTCATTATACCTTTAGAAGCAGTTAAAGCAGTAAAGAATGGATAAACAGTTTAATCTACAGCTCTCAGACCTTCAGAAACTGCCTAGAAGGAACGTTAATGGCAAGAGACTATATGAGACACCAGATGGGTCACATTACCCCTCAGTAACGACCATAACCGGTCAGATGAACAAAGAAGGAATCAAGCAATGGAGAGCCCGGGTAGGAGAAACAGTTGCTAATCAAGTTACCAAACAAGCTACTGCAAGAGGTACATCAATTCATAAGCTCTGTGAGCATTACATTCTTGGTACTATGGATGATGTACAGGTCATGCCTAGTAATAAAGAAATGTTTGATGCCATGGCTAATCATTTAGCAGAGACAGTTGGAACAGTTTATGCTGTAGAAGGTTTCTTATATTCAGACTTCTTAAGATCAGCTGGTCAAGTTGATATGGTTGCTGAATACAATGGAACATTATCTATTGTTGACTTCAAGACATCTAAGAAATTAAAGAAAGAGGAATGGATCGAGAACTACTTTGTACAGGAAGCTGCTTATAGCTTTATGTTTGAAGAAAGAACTGGATTACAAGTTCCTCAATTAGTTACAGTCATCGGAGTTGATGGCGAAGACGAACCTCAAGTGTTTATAAAGAACACTAAAGACAGAAATCAATACTTACTTAAGTTTCTTTCTTTGAGGGAGCAGTTTGAAGAAGAGAGTGTAGCATAACAGTCCATTGTTGTGCTCTAACTTCCCAATTATAAAATCCATCAGTATATGCTTTCTGCATATTCAATCTTTCTTCCATATTTGGATCAGTTACCATTCTAAGAGCATCACCTAAAGTTAATGCCATCCTTGTAGCGTGTTCATTCATATCTTCTGTGTAGTCATATTGTAATGTCCAGTTAGAAGTTGTCTCAGGAAGAGCAGCTAAGCTACTATGAACACATACACAACCAGCACTCATTGCTTCTATCATAGCAATACAAGAAGTCTCTGGCCATATGCTTGGTAAAGCAAATACGTGAGCCTTCTTTAGAGCTTCATGTATTTCTTCGTTAGGAACATGACCGTGATATGTCATGTGTTTATGTGACTTTATTTTCTCAAACAGTTCTTTGTAAGGTTTGTCTCTTTGTTCCCATCCATATATTCCAAATGATGAATAAACATCTAAATGCCATTTCATATCTGGGAAAGTTTTTTCTATCCATTCCATACAAGGATAAAGAAGTTCTAATCCTCTATGAGGAGTAGTATGATAAATTATATTGATACACTTATCTGCGTCTGGTTTATCATGAGGACCAATTGGTTCTATTGCATTCTGTAATACTACTAACTTACTTGCAGGGACGCCTAGGAAGTTTTGTATCTGTTGTCTTTGCCAATGAGATACACATACAATCTTTTCAAACTTTTCCCATCCACCATCTTTAAGATGTTGCATTTCTGGATCTTGTGCTAAGTCGTGTACCCAATAGATAGGCTTCTTACCTTTCTCAAAATCTCTAACTCTTGAAGGAATGATTTGGAATTTATCTAAAAGACCTTTGTCTAGTTTACTAAACAGAGCATGTTTCATTAACTCTGTTCCACCCATAGCGTTTTTGTCTAGTTCGTTTTCAGGCACAGTTGCCTCAGGATCGCCAAGTATATTCAATTTCATAATTAATCCAGTTTAGCTGCTAGGTCTGTATAACCGCCAATGTTTTCACCATCCATTCTTATTTGTGGGAAGGTTCTAGCTCCAGGAAACTGTTCAAATAGTTCCTCTCTAGTAAAGTCTGTGTCAAGTTGTTTGTATACGTAGTCAAGTCCTTCTTTCTCACATAACGCTTTTGCTTTATCACAAAATGGACATTGCGTCTTTCCATAAATCTCTATCATAATATATGTTCCTCTCTTATTTTCTTTGCAGTTCTTTTTTTACCGCTCTTACTTATATATGGTTTATCAGATAAACCTTTTGTACCTGGATTGTAACCAAAAAAGTTTGCTACATTAGCCAAAGCTACCCATACTATTGCAATTATTATAAACCATTCCATATTATATTTCAACAGCAAATATTTTATCTTCTGCTGCCTTTACTTCCTCCAAATCAAAATTTATACTCACACCACATCCACAACTAGCTGTCTCTTTAGGATTAAAGAATTTGAATAAGTGGTTGAGACCTTCTTTAACATAATCTAACTTCATTCCTACTAGGTATGGAACAGATACTTTATCTATTACAATGCCAAACTTCCCATGATCAAGAAACACATCATTGCTATCGCCATCATGGTTGACAGAATCAAAAATGTACTCGAAACCAGCACATCCTCCACCCGTAATACCGAGACGTATATTCTTCCAGCCTTCTTTAGATTGTTGAGAAAGTAGTTGCTGTATTGCTTCATCTGTTAGTTCTATCATTACATTCCATTTTCTGGATATAGCTGATTGTGCTTCCTGTATTTGGTTTTCTCTTCCCAGTTCTCTATAGCTTTCTTAATACTATCTTCTGCTAATACTGAACAATGCAATTTTATAGGAGGTAGCTCTAATGCTTCTGCTATATCCCTATCCTTAACTTGTTTTGCTTCTTCTATGGTCTTTCCTTTTAGCATTTCTACAAACATTGTAGACGATGCTATGGCTGAACCACAACCATATGTTTTAAACTTAACATCAACTATCCTTTCTTCATGGTCTAGCTTTAATTGTAGTTTCATAACATCACCACATGCTGGTGCACCTGTCATGCCTGTTGCTATATCTGGATCGTTAGGATCGAATCGTCCTACTGAGTGTGCTGCTGGATTGTTTAAGACGTCTTCAAATCTTTTTACAACCTTCTTACTGTATGCCATTAAATGATCCCTAAATTTTTCAATATAGGTGCATACTCTATACCAGCTCCAAAAAGGTTTAGGATGAATATAGCACCGTTGATGATTACTATTTTAATTCCTAATAGAATTACAATTACATAGGGTATTGTTTTTAATAGCCCATGCTCTTTATAGAACTTTATTATTGGCCAGTCCCATTTGCCGTCTTTTATAAACACTAAACTGTTACTTCTGTAGTGTCCCACTCCACATCTTTATATTGAGGGTGGAATGTGTCTAATCTTGATTCGCCTTGAGCACCAAACTCTTCAACAAATTGCTTATA